CGTGGATTGTTCAGCAGGCTGGAAGATTTGCTGGTCAGCGCCAACCAGAAGCTGCCGGGTGAGTCAGCTAAGGTGGGAGCGGCATGACGGAGTCAGATAATTTAATGCAGTACGCCACAAAACGCATCGTAGAGCTGGAAAGCCAGCTGCTGGTGGATGTGCCTGAAACCGTCTGGCCCGCTGAAGTCGGCATGGTTTATTCGCAGGTAGAAAGCGCCGCGGATCTCCCGGCGCACCACCAGCGTCGCCTGAAACATCACATCAACCGCATGTGGCTGGAAAAAATGCCGGTACCGGCGATCGTCACTGCTGCCCGTTCGCTGGCTGCTGCCATGGAGAAATATGCGTGAGAGAAATCATCGTTGATAATTTTGCCGGAGGCGGCGGGGCGTCTACCGGTATTGAGCTGGCGACTGGCCGCAGTGTGGATATTGCCATCAACCACGACGAGAACGCCGTCGCGATGCACACCACCAACCACCCGGATACTCTGCACTATTGCGAATCGGTGTTTGATGTAAACCCAATGGCGGCGACGGCAGGCCGCCCGGTGGGGCTGGCATGGTTTAGCCCGGATTGCCGCCACTTCTCGAAGGCCAAGGGCTCAAAGCCAGTTGAGAAAGAAATTCGCGGTCTGGCGTGGATCGTTATTCGCTGGGCGCTGGCGGTGCGGCCACGCGTGATGATGCTGGAGAACGTCGAAGAGTTTAAAACGTGGGGACCACTCCTGGCGGCAGAGATGCGCCCAGATCCGGCCCGCGCTGGGGAAACATTTGAGGCGTTCTGCGGGATGCTGTCCGGTGGTATACCTGCCGGGCATCCTGCGCTGGCAGAGTGCTGCGAGTTCCTGGGTATTGCCGTAGATGGCGAACAGGCGCAACAGCTGGTGGCCGGGCTCGGATATGCTGTTGATCACCGCGAGCTGCGGGCGTGTGACTTTGGCGCGCCGACAATCAGAAAGCGCTTTTTTATGGTGATGCGGTGCGACGGCGTGTCGGTGACCTGGCCGGAGCCGACACACGGCGATCCTAAATCGCCAGCAGTGCAGAACGGTAAGCTTAAAGCCTGGCGGACGGCGGCGGAGTGTATCGACTGGTCAATCCCGGCGCCGTCGATTTTTGACCGCAAAAAGCCGCTGGCCGAGAACACGCTCAAACGCATTGCCCGAGGCATTCAGCGGTTCGTGATCGACAATGCGTCGCCGTTTATCGTGAAGTGCAATCACACCAGCACCCGTACCAGTTACGACTGCTTCCGAGGACAGGCGCTGGCGGATCCGCTACAGACCATTACCAAAACCCACGGCTATGCTGTCGCGGTACCGCACCTGACAAAATTCCGTACCGGCGCGACCGGGCAGGTTGTCACCGAGCCGGTGCCAACGGTTACCGCCGGTACGTCAAAGCGTCCGGGCGGAAACGGGCATGCGCTGGGCGTGGTGGAAGCCGCACTTACCCCGTTCCTGGCGGGTAATGGTGGCAGCGAATATCAGGCCAAACCACGCCCGCTGGATAAACCCGCGCATACCATCCTGAAAGAGTCACGGTCATGCGTCGTTGCGCCAGTGATTGCCCGCCAGTTCGGTGCCAGCGTGGGCCACCGGGCCGACGAGCCGAGCGCGACTATCACGGCAGGCGGCGGCGGTAAATCGCAGCTGGTGACCCCGACGCTCATTCAGATGGGATATGGCGAGCGCCCAGGGCAGGAACCGCGCGTGCTGCAACTGGACAACCCACTGGGTACCGTTACCGCCGACGGCAATAAATTTGCCACTGTAAGCGCGTTCCTGGCGAAACACTACGGCGGCAATTATTCCGGGCCCGGCGCCGCTATGAATGAGCCAGCGCATACGGTCACTACCACGGATCACCATGGTCTGGTCACATCCCATCTGGTGAAGTTACGCGGCACGTGCCGGGACGGGCAGCGCACAGACGAACCTACGCCAACGGTCACTGCTGGTGGCCAGCACGTAGGGGAGGTGAAAACCACACTGGCAGCAGAAGGGTATGACGAGCAGCGCGCGGCGCAGGTGCTGGCGTTCCTGCGGGAATACTGCGGTGAGGATTGCGACGGACTGGTAACAGTGGATGGCATCGTTTACCGCATCGTTGATATTGGTATGCGCATGTTGCAACCGCACGAGCTGTACCGCGCCCAGGGCTTCCCGGAGTGGTATATCATTGACCGTGACTATCGCGGCGTGAAGTACGCCAAAGATAAGCAGGTGGCGCGCTGCGGCAATGCGGTACCGCCGCCGTTCGCTGAGGCACTTGTTAGGGCTAACTTGCCGGAGATGTGTAGAGCGAAATATCTTGCTGCATAATTAAAATTGCTGGTCATACCACGGCGTTTTTGGTGATAAAAACTACAATTATTGTTGCCAAAAATGACTGAGGGGCTGATATGAAAGCAAAATATAAAGTTATTTATTATATCGATAGCAAACGGCATGAGTTCGATACGTTTGTTTTACGAGACGACAAGATTGATGAAGCCGATCTTTATTCTCAAATAATGCCTAAGGTAGAGGAGCACTATAAGGACACATATGGTGTTAATTCATTTGCAGTGCGAAAGGGATTCAGTGACATCACTTTCGACTATTTAGGCCCGAGTTAAACACGATAGCTCTCTGCTGCATGCATACTACTAATGTTAAGCCACGTTGTACCGTGGCTTTTTTATTCAATGGCTTACAACAACTTAACTTTTCAAACCTGTGTCGCAATTTGTGCGCTTATCGAGTTGATCATTCTCCCGTATGGGTGTACTGTTTATTTATACAGTATTTTTATGAGAGGGATGATCATGAAGGTTGAAGTCACTATCGAACGTACAAAAAAACTGCCTGATGGCGCGATCCCGGCGCTGGAAAACGAACTCTTAAAACGATTAAACAAGCGCTACGATGGGTGCCAGCTGACCATTCGCCGGGCACAAAATGACGGGCTAAATGTTATCGGTGGCGATAAAGACGAGATCGCAAATATTCTGCAGGAAACCTGGGAAAGCGCTGACGAGTGGTTTTACTGAGTGTTTTTTATTGCAGCCTGCAGTCCTTTGCCAAACCACAAATCATCCATGCGCGGCTGCTGAATTTTCGACAATTGCGTCTGTATGTCGCTCAGGGGGATTTTGTGGATTTAGACATCGCCGAAGCGGTAGACATAATCAGACAGGGAGGGCGGTTCGTTGTGAATTGTGAACAGGGCCGGATCACCAGTCTGGAAAGGGTACGCGACAAACAACACCTGCTTACTATGAATGAATTTTTGGAAATGGCTGTCGAGGCAGGTCTTATTGACCTTCGCAAGCAGAGACTGCCATAATCTACTTACCGCCTGAACAGCGGAATCGGAGCAGCAAAGCGCCACGGAGTGAACACCATGGCGCACTTGCAATTAATCAAGCAATCATCAGGAATCCTGATCCCGGCTACGCCCGAGACCAGCGATTTTCTGCATTCAAAATGTAAGCTCGGTGCGGTACTCGAAGCCGAGTTTCGCCAGCTACGTAACCCGGCATTTCATCGTAAGTTTTTCGCTCTGCTTAATCTTGGTTTCGAGTACTGGGAACCGACCGGCGGCGCGATATCTTCCAACGAACGCAGGCTGGTTAACGGTTACGCCAGATACCTTGCCGCGTTTGGCGGTAACGAAAGCGCGCTGATGGATGCCGCTGAGCAATATCTGGAACAGGTGGCCAGCCGCCGCATTACCAACGGCATCAGCCTGTGCAAATCCTTCGATGCGTATCGTGCCTGGGTAACCATTGAGGCCGGACATTTCGACACCATTCAGTTGCCTGACGGTACCCTTCGCAAACATCCCCGCAGCATTTCTTTCGCGAGCATGGACGAAACAGAGTTCCAGCAGCTCTACCGGGCCGCACTGGATGTGCTCTGGCGCTGGATTCTTTCCCGCGTATTTCGCGATCAGCGTGAGGCCGAGAACGCCGCCGCGCAGCTGATGAATTTTGCGGGGTGAATATGGCTAAAAAACCTCGTCGAAAATGCATCCACTGCAGGGAGTGGTTTCACCCGGTACGTGATGGTCAGGTTGTCTGCTGTTACGAATGCGCAAGCGCTGTAGGCAAAGAGCAGACCGCAAAGAACCAGGCTGAGGCTATGCGTGCTGAGAAGAAGCGCCAGCGCGAAGAGGAGAAAGAGCAGCGGGCACGCCAGGCGGAACGGCGACAGGCAGTTAAGCCGCTCAGCTATTTCATCAAACAGGCCCAGCAGGCTTTTAACGAATTCATCCGGTACCGCGATCGACATCTCCCTTGTATCAGCTGCGGGCGGCATCACGACGGGCAATATCATGCCGGGCATTTCCGCACGACCGGCGCGAATCAGGAGCTGCGCTTTGACGAAGACAACTGCCATAAGCAGTGTTCGGTCTGTAATAACCACCTCTCCGGCAACCTGACTGCCTTCCGTCCGGCGCTAATTGCCAAAATCGGCCAGACCCGCTTTGATGCCCTGATGGGCCCGCACAAATTACCGAAATGGAAACGCGACGACTACCTCCGGATCCGCGATGAGTACCGAGCAAAACTCAAAGTACTAAAACAGCAGGAGGCCGCATGACTACCGAAAATTATTACCAGATTGGCTGGGCCGCCCTGCTGGCCATCGGGTACGTCCTGGACTGGTTCGAAACAAGAGAGGGAAAACGGTGAACAAAGAAAATTGCAAAACAGATGTTATCCGCCTCCGCTGGCAACGTCTGCGTATTTACCGCTTTCGCGGATCGGTTGTGACGGATTACCGCATATTGAGAAATTACATTAAAACATCAATGAGGATTGCCGGATGAACCTGGAATCATTACCAAAGTACTATTCGCCTAAATCCCCAAAGCTGAATGATGAAACTCCAGCTACTGGTGGTGATGCACTATCCATTACCGATGTTATGGCTGCCCAGGGCATGGTGCAGGCCGAAGCCCCGTTAGGGTTTAACCTGTTCCTGGCGAAGATGGGCATTCAGGATCCGCAACCAGCTATCGAAGGGCTGATGAATTACGCGCTTGCGTTAAAAAACCCGGTATTGAATAAGCTGAGCGACGCCGCGCTCGCCGAAATGGCTCGCTGCCTGGCCCAGTTCGCATATAGCGACTATGCCCGCTCAGCGGCCAGCAGCTGCGAGTGCGACCACTGCAACGGGAAGGGAGTGATTCGCATTATGCGTGAAGTGGTCAAGCACCCTGGAGTGAAAGGTATTGAAGCGACAGTTCGCAGGGAAGAGGTTGAAGAGCTTTGTAAGCACTGCGCAGGTAAGGGCAAGATTAGCACCGCATGCCGCGACTGTTCAGGACGTGGAACGGCAATCGATAAAAAGCGGAGCCTTTTACACGGGGTGCCGGTTCAGAAAATATGCGATCGCTGCAATGGTAAAGGCTACAGTCGACTCCCGACCACCCTGGCGCGCGCCCGGGTAGCTCGTCTGGTACCGGATATGACCGATTACCAGTGGTACAGCGGGTACGCCGATGTGATCAATAAGCTGGTATCGAAATGCTGGCAAGAAGAAACCTACGCTGAGCTAAAATTGAGAGAAGTCACACGATAGCAACATATTTAACGAAAATGGGGGCATGATGCTTGTCATTTTCAAAAATTATGGGTAGTATTTTCCCAACGATGGGCATTGTATGTTCAACGTTTAAAACCTGCCATAGAGCGGGTTTTTTTATGCTTGCAATTTCCCCACGTATGGTGTTAGTAGAGCACTTTTTGCTATCAATAATCTTTAATTCATGTTGATAACTTCAATTTTGTACGTATAATGCCGCGCCATCGAAGAATGATTTCGAAACTAATTTGATAAAAAAAGTAGAGCTAAACCCCTTGTGCGCTATCCTTTCTTTCGGTAGTTTGGATTTGTAGGACGCACAAAGCCCTGCTAAGGATTTTAACTTGAACAAAATTCAGCCTGCTGTGGTTTATACAATGACTTTCCTCATCATCCCCGCTTGGGGGTTTTGGCTGCTTTCGCTCATTAAATAATCAAACGCACTCACGCTTCCTCTTTTTTAAAGCTTTCCTAATCCTTATCCAGTTAAAATCCCTTTGGTTCTGACGATGCGGCCGCACGTTAGGTTTAATTAACTGGCATAAGGTATAACTCTATAAGTTCTTCAAGTGATACTGCTTCTGGTGTAAAGGTGTGGATTCTCACGGGAATGGTGGCTTTAACCATTGGGATTGTAAGTTTTTTCGCAGTCCGACTCGTTGACACTATCGACTCGACTGAGGCTAGTGTGAATACCATCAAAGAAGTTCAGGCCCGGCAGGAAGAAAGGATCACTGGTCTTCAGCGTGACCGTGATAACGCCGAGAAAGAGATTGAAAAGTTGAAAGACAAAGTAGATCGCCTGAAGGATGAAAACGCTGATTTAAAGGGCAAGCTGAAAGTATCCAGCTCACTCGATACCTCAAAGCTGCCTAAGGGCGGCTTTTTTTGTACCTATAGTTCTATTAGGCTCACTTTATGAGCCGAACGTCCTTGGTATTCGGCTCATGCCTTATACCAGCGCCACAACAGCGGAATGGCATCCGCATCAGGGCCCACTTCGGTGGGCCTTTTTTATTTCCCCTCATACGAGAGGACTCACCACTAACGAGGGGGCGTAATGTCCGAACCTTTTTCCGGTACCGCAGCCGCCGGCAGTGCGCTGACTGGTGCCAGCATTTATGGACTACTCACCGGCACTGATTACGGCGTGGTGTTCGGCGCATTTGCCGGGGCCGTGTTCTACGTGGCCACCGCTGCCGACCTGACGATTTTCCGCCGTTCCGCGTATTTCGTAGTGTCGTATTTTGCTGGCGTGTATGGCTCCGGGCTTGTGGGTTCGTGGCTGGCGAGCATAACCGGCTATGCCGATAAACCGCTTGATGCGCTCGGCGCTGTGATTTTATCTGCCGTCGCAATCAAGACACTGACGTTTTTCAGTGAACAGGACCCGCTAAAGCTGCTCGCACGCTGGAGAGGGGGAACCAATGGTAACTAACGATCCGCTGGTGGTGACCAACGTGGTGGCCTGTGCCGCCATTGTTTTGCGCCTGATGATGTTCCGTAAGCCTGGCGGGCGGCATAACCCGTGGGCGTCATGGCTGGCCTACCTGATTATTATCGCGTATGCATCGGTACCTTTCCGGTA